TGTATTCATAGTTTCCAGTAATAACGGCAAGTACATAAGTATGGCTTCCCTTAGACGGGATTAAAACATAATCGCCAATTTGCATCTTTTGAACGAAATCGAGAATCTGTCCCACCCAAGTTGCCACAGAGGTTCTATTATCTGTGTTCTTTTCGGTACCAACAGCTAAGCGATACTCTTCCTTTGTTTTAAGAGCATTAAAATCAAAATAATACCCCTCCCACGGAAGGTACACCTTCTGCGAATCCAATATTGCATCATAATATGTTGCATTTCGCCCAGCTCTAATTAACCACATCATACGCATTACTCCATGTTTGAAACTAATTCTCGGTCGGTACCTTTCTAAAACAGCATTAACTGTGTATAGCCATACACTTTGCCGCCATCTATAGCGAAATCAGAAATATAATCTTTGAACTCGCCAAGTTCCATCGTTCCATACTGCTCACACATATCGCTTGCTTTTAAATAACAGTCTAAAAGCGAAAAAGTGCCGGTTTCTAATATCTTTTTCATGGCTTCAATAACTGCATCTTTTAAGAGCTTCGTTTTCTTCTTATGACCATCCCTAATGATGAACATCCCAGTTTTCTTATCATAATCAAAAATGGAACTAACGATAGCATCCTTCTCTGCAAGTAGCTGATAATCAATATCGTTTTTTAGCCATGCGATAATGAATTCTCTATCGAGTATTGTTTTGGCAATTCTGCCTTCTCGTGAATTGGCGACAAAACACAAATGCGATAATACCGGAGATAAATCCCTTGATACTATAGCCTCAGTGTTAAGCGTATAGACCGAATAAACATCGCTAATATAACTGGAGTTTATCGACATCTGAGCCTTTGAAGATATTACCGCAGGAATCTGATAGAAAACGCTCTCACAAACAAAACCATTATTTTGCAGAGACGCTATCAAAGCTGTCCATGCTCGTATGTCGTTGTTGTTAAAAGTAATGAGAAGCTTACCAGTGGCAGTCAAATGCCGGGTAAAACAATACATATGACCTGCAGTTTCTATTGGCAAGCATTGCTTCCAATACTGTGGTTCCGCTTCCTGCCATGGGGTCCATCACCATGTCATATTCATCTGTGTATTGCATTATGAAATGTGCAGCAATTGTAGAAGGGAATTTTCCAAAGTATCTGAAGATTCCGTGAGTAGAATAGCTAATCTGCGCATTTGTTCCAAGAGCAGTCCAAGCTTCTAATGGCGCATAAGAATTTAGACCTGCTTGCTCGAGTAAAAACAGTTCACCTTCACTCATTTCATGTGCTTGTCTTATTTCAATACCTGCATTCTTATTGTCTACAGGGTTTGGGTACTCATAATAAAATGTTTCCATCAAGATCCTCCGCTATGTTCTATATTGACGCCGCTTTGCATGGAATTTAGGTATGCAATGTATCGAGCGTCAGTAATATATTGCATAAATTGTCCTAAAAGTCAAGCAACTTATGCTGTTTCGTCTTGATGCAGCAGTCCCTCTGATGGAATGAAATCAATAACATTTTCCCATTGGGATGAGATAAACAGGAGCATCTCTTGATATTGTTTTGCGAGCAGCTCTTCGGTCTGGTCAAGGATTGATCTTCCACATATATAATTATCGATTATGTGTGACAAAGATGAGAACAACAAACCCAGCCCATTTCCCGAATTGTAATCCTCGACATTATCAAGATCTGAATAATGCAAGACAAGACAAGGTGTTTTTTTGATGAGCGTGAGTTTTATCGCAGCGATAGACGGCCAGATGTTATCTCTTCTTACACCGCCATCAACATGTTCGCCATATTCTGACACAAAGTACCAATATGGAATCCTGAGATGCGCACTTCCGTACTGTCTTTCGCATCTTTGCATAGCTTGATTGCCTGTCGGAGTTGCTGCGGTCTCCTCAACGGCAAATAGAATCCGGTCATACTGAACATCATAAGCAACAAAGTCAGGCTTACCCCAGTCTATCAACTCTCTAATCTTTGACGGCATAGGATTCCATGATTTATAAGATCCATAAACGATTAGTTCAAGGAGTTGTGCGCCATCCTTCTCCACAATATAATGCGGAATATACCCATTCAAATAATCGCTTTCATACGAGTAGCCTAAGCTCTCTAAATAGGCGCAAATGTTGTCACAGCACCAAACTCCTTCATGAAAGCTATCCGCCCATATTTCAATTTCTCTCATTCTGCTTCCTCCTATATTAGTTTTCCTAAATTGCGCCTTTATTGGACGCTCAATCTTATCATTCTGGAAACCTTGGTGATTTACCTTGCGAATCTCCGGAGGCAGGATGAAATAAACCGTATCGCACTCGTGGTCCTCACGAATAAAGTCTCCAGTACCGGTCACATAAACCTTTGTGCGGATGAACAACTTTTCTCCACAATCTTTACAGGTCTGTTCCGTCCAGAAATAGTGTTCAAACACATCGCCCTGTTCCATAACTGAAATATTTAAAGAACGGCGATCAATCCGGTATTGGCATCCACATATAAGGCATTCAACCAACCAGTCTTCAGCCATTTCAAAGGTTCCGTCAGAGCATCCATCAAAGAATTGCATGGTTACCTCCTAATAAACAATGGGGTACTCAAACACCCAGACGTTGCTCTTAGTTAGAGAGATACAGCCTGCCGATGTGTATTCGGCAGGTTTTACTCTCTGGTAAAAGCGTTATTTTGTGATTGTACCTTCTTTGATGTGGTACGCGATTCCGTGTTCTTCGCAGAAGGCAATCACGACTTGCGCCTGTTCGTTATAAAACGCTCTGTGCTCTGCATACGCACTGACTGCTTTGCTGTAGTTGGTGCGACCAAAAATTATTTTATCGGCAAATGAAACCGCAGCAAGAAGATCATTAATATCCTGCACCACAAGATTTGGCGTTGGGTACGGTTCTATGCTAATCCATGTGTTGCAACCAGCGTCGTGTAGTGCTCTCAACGCGGCAAGTCGATCAGCGTATGCAGCAGCACCCGGCTCCATACTGATGCGAAAGTTCTCGTCAAGGGATACAAGCGTGATGCCATATTCGTTCTCTTTTGAAAGCTCCGCCAGTTCAATTGGCAGAATACCTTTTGTAAGAATGCTGCATTTGATTCCGGCTACGTTGAGCTTTCGTATTGCCGCAATACTCATCTCAGATATTTCGGGATAGCCACACATAAACGGGTCAGTGGTGAAGCAGAGTTCAACTGAATGAATTTTGTCTCTTAAACGCGGAATCTCTGTGTCGAGCAGCTCAAGTGTGTTGGAAACAAGGCTTGGCTCCAGCCAATCTTCGTAGCTTGCTATTTCACCGAAACGCTTCTTCATCATATAAGCGTAGCACGGGAACTTGCAGCCATGAGCGCAGCCAAGAACATGATTCATCGTGTAGTCGCCATATTCTACACCCGTTTTATAGAGCATAGTCTTTCGTGTTATGGTTTTCATGTTTGCCACCTCACAGATACTGTTTTTCCTTTTTCTTCAGACATGAATTTTGTAGAAGTCCCTTTTTGTGTTGAATCCGGATTTCTCAAAACGCATAAGCGCCCCTCTTGTTCGAGCTTTTTAAGAATATTTTTAACCACTCCAGTTGAACATATCGGACCGTGCTTCATAAAGAACACTGCTAACGCCTCATAAAGTGATGTCCAATTTTCACATTGAGAGAAATGCTCTATAGTTTTTTTCTCTATATCGTCATCGTCGACTACCTGATTGTCGTAATTTTCATCCCATAGCTGAAGCTGCCCGCCAGACTGTATTTCCTGTAGTGCTTGCCACCGGCTGCAAATATTGTCGACCATCAAAAGGCATCCGTCACGGTGGTTAGTGGCATATATCAGTCTATATTTTGGGCGCTGATTCCGTTTGATGCGCAAAGGCATATTAAGAACGTAGGTGTAGCTCTGCATGAGCCGCATACAATATTGCTCCGCGAATTGCGATTCCGCATCGTACCCGTTAATTTCGTGCTTTTTGTAAGAAGCAATAATGGGTTGCCAATAGTCGCCACCAGCTATTTCATTGAGCTCCTTGATTGATTTATCGGAGGCGTCCATTTTTGTCGGCTCATATTCTACAAGGTCGTCGAATATTTCCTTGTCATCGAAGGTCGTACCCATCGCATGACAAGCTTCACGGATGAACCCGAAGGAGTTCATATTTATAAGCAGCTCTATCGAATTAAACTTACCTCTTGCAAAGTCATCGAACAATGTGCATTGAAGTGCTTTTATTCCATACGGGTCGATGTACAGGAACACATTGCAACCGCTCTTGTTTTTCAAGATACTACGGATATTATCTTCATATTTACCAGATACGATTTTGACCCACGGATAATCCTTTAGGTTTTTCTGCAAATCCGCTGCATAGTTCAAATCAATAAATGTCGCTTCAATACTTGTGCCGGTAACAGTTGTGCTGGCTTGGCACTGACTTATGACATCAAGGGCTATAAGCGGAGAGCCTTGATTGCCATCATCAAACTTGCCTTTTCCGGCAAAGCAGTCCACATACACGAGCGGCTTGTATGTATGGAGGATTTTTGAAACATACGGCTTGAAGTAGCAGCCAAGCAGCTCGTCCTTTACGACAGACCACGCTTTCTTTTCTACGAAGAAATCATCATTTTTCTTTGCCATACATACTCACCCTTTCTTTTCTAAAATGGCAGATCGTCTTCTTCTTCGCTCCCCGCAAGTACCATAACGGTATTTCCCGATATAGCCGTCGGGTTTGACTTTAGAAAGCGCTCGACATATTCTTCTCTTACCTCATCGTATGGGAACAGGAGCTTCTGCTTAAAGAAAATTGTCAGTTTTCCGCACTTTTCGCAGAATCTTGCGTTTCCGTGATTCTTATGAGTTTCGGTGTGGTCAAAATTCCCGTTATAGTCAAAGATGTCCTCACCCTCACAATAATTATATAATGATGCGCCGCAAATACGACAGAATTCCGCATCTTCGCTGAACTGCTCATTCCCGCACTTAGGGCACTGGGTAACTCGAAGGTTTTCGTCCATAGAAAAGCCATCATTGTATATCATTGAAATAAGTACACCTCCAAGCGTGCATAATTCACATTGTCAGCCCTCCTCACAAAATTAAGGATGGCTTGCCGGTTATCATAAATCACTGCGGCAGCGGACAAAGAGTCCGCATACACAATGAATGTATCATCGTCATTAACATAAGCCATGCTATAGAGCAAAGCGGTTACAAGATCGTCGTTTACTTTCCCACCATTTGAACTAAGTCTCATTTTTACATACGCCCAATACGGATACACAAACCAGTCTTCCGAAAACTTAGACTGGGTAGAGCAGTCCTTTATATCACACAGACGTTTTTCTGCTGCCGCGTACAATTCGTGAAAAGCGGATTCGGCACCGCACTCTGGACAGAAACGCTCGTTAACCTCCAGCGGCTTGCCGCACCCACGGCATACGTTGTAGAGCGGGCTTCCGCAGATTTTACAGAAGGTTGCGTCACTGCCGATATCGTGACTCAGGCAATTAGGACAGAATTTTACTCGTTGTACCTTTGTGCTGCCTGCAAGCTCGATTTCGGTATATGGAAGTGAGGGGTGAGAAAAACCGGGCAGTTTAGCGAACTTCTGCTGTTCGCTCAGCCGCTCAAACATTTTTGAATAGACTTTTTTCTTGTCTATTTCGGCTCCACACTGAGGGCAGTAAACGGCACTTCTATCAGAAATATATGTATAGCACTCAGGGCACTTCCGGCAGAACGGAATGTACTTTGCCTTGTATGCCATGCCCCATGTTCCATATATATTCTTATAAATTGTCCCCTCAATGTCGTCCTGTAGGAAGCTGTAAAAGTTGCGAATGAGCAGCTCGTCATACGAGGAGTACGGCATATACGATGCGTTAAACACACGCTTGTACTTTTTCTGCGCGGCTTCTTCCGAAACGCCAAACAGAAGCTCAATTTCCTCGATAGTAATATCCGGGAAGAATTTCAATAATGCTGTCGGCATCATAAATTCTGCTGCAAAATAATGAGCTTCTACTTCAAGAACACCGTACTTCTCTTTGGTAAGACCTCCTCGGTCAAGTGCGGTCTCTCCAAAATCAGTAAGGTGCCCTAAAACTATGTGCCCAATCTCGTGCATGATAGTCCACGCTATTCGGGCATCGCTGTTCACTTCAACATCGTCATATACGATATAATACTTCCCGTCCGCTCTCGGACGAATTGTTCTTGCTTCAGCTTTTGTCTCTCTGAGATGGAACGGGTCGGAGGCTTTCAGCGTCTTTTTTGCCTCCGACCACGGCAAACANNGTTGTATCCATACTCAAGGAGAAAGTCATAAGCTTTTTCTGTGACGAAGTCAAATCGCGGCTTATTTGGGATCTTGCTTTCTCTTAGTAACTTCAATGAATACCTCCACCTGACGATATAAATCATCTAAATCCTCGTCTTTAAGGTCGGCGTTGCGGGAAAGGCCATCAGCGATTCTCTCAACGGTTTCTCTCTGTTTAGCTGTCCGCAAACCTGGAAAGACACGCTCTACAACTGGTGTATCATCAGATGGAGCATAACCAGCGACTTTCAGCAATTCTTCCTGCGGCAAAGAAAGCGCCTCTGCCAATTGGCACAGCACTTTTAAAGAAGGCTGTTTCCGTTCGTTGGTCTCTATGCGATAGATTTCAGTGTGGCTTATATTTGCCTTTGTTCCTAATGCATTACGGCTCATTCCGAGCTCTGTTCTTCTATTTTTTATAAAATCACCTAAAGTCATAGTTCTCACCTCTTATTTGGTTTCAAGTGTATTATATCACGAGTTGAACCTAATAGCAATAGGTTTTCTAATATATTTTCTTATAGGTTCAATTTACTCTTGACAAGCCTGTTGTAGCTGACTATAATATAGTTGAACCTATAAGTTCAACTATGCGTCGTAACGAGCAGTAGCCCAGACGTTAACGGCGCATATTTTTTTGCCCCGTGTTGAACCTATCGGTAATTCTATTTGAGTGAGGTGATGCGCATGAGTTCAAATAATAGAGGAGGGGTGATTTATCGAAGAAGTTCGTAATCTGAACGGTAAACGCGTTTGTGATGTTAGTCTGGACAAACGCGTCATCGAAATCGTGCAAAAAGGCTGTCTTACCCGTATAACAGCAAACCCCGACGGGACATTGAAAATTGAGAATGTTCCCATAGCAATACCAATCGCAGTTTAACTAAATAATTGTTATCCGCCAGAGCGCAAGACGACAGAGCGGGCAGAACATCCCATTGGGATAAGTATGCCTTCTGTCGTCTTTTTCTGTTTATGGCGGATTTTGCGACTCCGGCGGATTTCAAAATCTTGAAATTCAAAGGAGTCAATATTATGCAAGACAACAATCAGGACAATCAACGCAAAATTTACATCCGCAACACCAAACAGTGGGTGCCCGTAACCGAAGAGGTCTACCGCGAGTATTACCGCCCCATCTGGCGCTTACAGAAGGAAGCGCAAAAGAACGGTCAGTGCGTATGTCCCAAGTCCAAGCTCTGGATATGCGACGGCGACTGCGCCACCTGCGAATATCGTGCAGCTGGAAACACCATCTCGCTCGATGCGCCGATGGAAAACGCAGCCGGTGAGGAGTTCAGTCTCATAGATACAATTGAGGACCCGGACAGCAGCTTTGCCGATGTCCTTGTGGACAGGCTTCTGCTTGAACAGCTTCTCGATGAGCTTGCGGAGTGTGACCCCGAGGGCAAACGCATCTGCGAGCTTATTATGGAGGGTAGCTCCAAGACGGAAATCGCGGATACCCTTCAGCGCGAGTTCGGTGGAAACTGGTACAAGTCCAAAGCCGTCTACCGCGAAAAGCAGGTGCTCGACCAGCTTCGCAAACGCATATTAGGTATTAAGTAATCACACGGTTTTGCCCTCTGTCAGAGAAATTTGGCGGAGGGCAAAATTATTTTTCTGTTTTTTTGTACGATGGGCTTCTTTTTTTCCAGTTGGTAGTGAGGACAGGGAAAACGAAAAGTCCTCAGATTGGAGGAAGCCCTAATGAACGAGAAAAGACAAGTAACCGACACGGACGAGGAATTGATTGACATCTTGACTGCAATTTCCGTCGTGTCCAAGCGACTGGCGAGAAACCTCACTATCCTCGCTGCACAAAGCAAATCTAAGGAAGGAGAGAAAACGAATGAGCAAAACGAGCGAGATGGCTTTGACCATCGAAGAACTGCGCAAGTGTGCTGCTGCTATCAGCGACGCGGCTAATTGGCTGGCGGAGAAGTTTAGCGGCGATGAAGCGCCGGAAGCACCCACACCTTTGAAAGAACCACCGCTCACGCTGGAAGCGGTCAGAGCCGTCCTTGCGAACAAGTCCCGTGCGGGCTATACCGCTCAGATACGCTCTCTGCTCCAGAAGTACGGTACCGACAAGCTGTCGGGCGTTGACCCCGCTAATTACAAAGCACTGCTTGCAGATGCGGAGGAACTGAACAATGCCACTTAAAGGACACGCGGTACTATCCGCATCATCTTCTGAGCGCTGGCTTCACTGTCCTCCCTCCGCTCGGCTCTGCGAGAGCTATGAGGATAAAGGCTCGGACTACGCCGCCGAAGGCACCGACGCTCACGAGCTTTGTGAATATAAGCTCCGCAAGGCGCTGGGCATGGAAGCACAGGACCCAACCGAAAACCTAACATGGTTCAACGAAGAAATGTCGGACTGTGCCAACGGTTATGCCGCCTATGTTCTCGAACAGGTGGAAGCCGCAAAGCAGACCTGCGCTGACCCCGTCGTCTTGATTGAGCAGCGCGTAGACTTCTCCCGCTGGGTTGAGTCCGGCTATGGCACCGCCGACTGCATCATTATTGCGGACGGTACCTTGCAGATCATCGACTACAAACATGGACTGGGCGTTCTCGTAAGCGCAGAGGAAAACCCGCAGATGCAGTGTTACGCGCTTGGCGCTCTGGAACTGTTCGACGACATCTACGACATCGACTCGGTACGCATGACTATCTACCAGCCCCGCCGCGACAATGTCAGCACCTATGAAATATCAAAGGACGAGCTCTACCGCTGGGCGGACGAAGTGCTTAAGCCCACAGCCGACCTTGCTTTCGTCGGTGACGGTAACTTCCTCTGCGGCGAGTGGTGTGGTTTCTGTAAGGCAAAGCATGACTGCCGCGCCAGAGCCGACGGCAACATGGAGCTTGCCCGCTATGACTTCAAGCTGCCTCCTCTGATGACAGATGAGGAGGTCGAAGAAATTCTCTCCCGCGTTGATGACTTCATCGCATGGGCATCGGATATCAAGGACTACGCACTGCAACAGGCTATCAGCGGTAAGGAATGGAACGGCTGGAAACTGGTCGAAGGTCGCTCCAACCGCAAATACACAAACGAAACAGCGGTCGCCGGTGCTGTCACCGACGCTGGCTTTGACCCTTACGAGCGCAAGGTGCTCGGCGTCACCGCCATGCAGA